TGTCGACTGTATCAGTCATTTTTACTTCCTTTCTTCTTTGGTTTAATTGTTACATCTGAATCGGGTACTGCATACTTATTCGTAAATGCGCCATTCTTAATCATCATCTCGAAGCCATCCCATAGGCGCTGGATTTTTAAGTCGTTGACATACTCGATGCCTTGTAAGCGGTTTGCTAATTCGTCTTCATCAAAGCCCTTTACTGGGCGATCTAAATGTTGGCGAATCAATTCGGCAATCGCTTCATTGGTTTCCCATAGTTTGATGATGTCTTGCTCTAAATCAAAACGATCGTATTCGCTAAAAAATTTCACATGTACTCCGGCAATTTAATTTTAGAACACTGCGCTGCGGCCACAGTGACTTCGGGTTTAAATGGCAAAGACTCAAATTGTTGTTTAGTCATTAAGCATTCTTTTTCAGTGATTGGTTGTGAGCTTGTTAAAAAATCGCATTTAACACCAATGCACATAATTGCAACAAATATAAATTCGTTCATTTCATTGCCTTCCTTGCTTTTTTAACTTCTGCTTTAAAGTTATACACATACCATTCTGCCACAATTTCTAAAGCTGGTATGAGTTTTTCCCACACTTCTATATCATCTTCATGATACACTAATGGGTTTTTCTTGGCTGTTTTTAAATCTTCTGTCAGCCAAATATAAGTATTTACCAACGCAGCTCCGATGATTGATTCTACGCAATCATCATCAATTTCAATTTTCACTTGCCGCACTCCTGTTCGTGGTTAGTTCTTTTTTGGATTTCTCGTTCAATATACCAACGCGCTTTGCGCAAATCTTCCATGGCATCATTTTTTAAATCCGCGCGCCAAATATATTTGATGGCGTTGCCTAAATTAAAACCCATATGCTCAGTAATTTGAATGCAATCAATTCCTGATGGATGGCTAGTGTAGTGCTTAGGCTTGTTCACTGCGTCGTGCATGTTTTCTCCTTAGCTCGCTTTCCACTGCCAGTACTTCTTCTTTAGTTTCGCAAACCCATAATGTTTGAATGTCATTATACATGCTCATATCGATATCTTCAACACCCGTAATTGTCTCAAATATTGGATAGCCCTTGTATATGCGCTCTACTATAAATGTGCTCACAACTTTAATTCCTTCTTGATAAACTCAACACCTTTACTAAAATGATAGCGCCAGTATTTTTCCGTTACGTTGATATCTTTGTAGTTTAATCCGTCTAAAAATGATTCTAAAATAAACTGTTCTTTTGGGCACAAACGACTGGCAATTAATCTGCGAATGTCTGCAACATCATCTGCATCCCAAGGCAACCAATCTTCCGCCATCCATGGATTACTTTCAGGAGGTGGATCGTCTTTCTCTAACGGGTCAACGTCTTCATCGGATAATCTGGGCGCCACAGCACTGATTTTGTATTTTGTTTTTGTTCTTATTTTCATACTTGTGTGTCAAAAATTGCCGCTGAATAAATGTTCCCCATACCGGCGGCTAAACTTAAAATTGTGTGCTGCCCTGTTGTCTCTAACGGATAAGATAAGTACTGATGATCGCGACGTGTCCGATTGGCGATTGCTGGTACTAAACCTTTTTTCATACTGTCTAGTAACAAACAAGTCTCTAGCAAACCCGACGCGCCCATGGTGTGGCCAATCGTCGGTTTAAACGCTGTGGCAACAAAATGATGATCAAACAAAGTATTAAGCGCATTACGCTCAGACGCGTTGTTTGAATGCGTGCCAGTGCCATGTGTTTTTACTACATCAATATGGCGTGAACTTAGATTGGCGTGGCGTAACGCACCATGAGCTGCTTTAATAAACCCTTCACCATCTTCACGCTGCCCAATTGCATTGGTAGCTTTTTCTGATGCGTTGTACGAGCTTACCAAACGAGCTGCTGGATTGCTTGCGTGGCTTTCGTTTTCAAATACTGCCAATACCGCGCCTTGGCCAATATGGAATCCATAATTAACACCATCAAAAGCAGACGGCAAAATGCCAGTATCGTCTTGCTCTTTGGTTAATACAGCTTTAGATTCGCCAAAGAATTTAAGTACGGTGTTGGTAACTTGGTCCTCGACTGATAAAACTATAACGCGATCAAAGCGATACATCGCAAAGAGCATTTGCACGTCCATCATAACTTTTAAACTAGATGCACAAGCACTGGCATCAGTAATCACCATATCTTCAGCACCAAACATTCTGGCCAGTGTACCTGCGTAAACTTGCGTCAAAGTCAGGTGTGCAAATTTATAGGTATAGCTTAATTGCGTTTTAGGTACGTCTTTGTTGATACCCGCAAAATGGCTATTACCCGCTGCCAATATAAAAGCAGTGCGGCCGCCACGGTTTTTAATGCTTTCAACCAAAGCGGGTTCTAACAATTTACTGGCCACAATGTGCGGCGCATAAGCAAAGCCAGAAGCCACTTTGGCGTAACTTTCGGGAAACCAATGAACACGTTGCGGGTACTCTAAATCATCCAATAAATGAACATTCTCAGTACAAACTGTGCGGTAATCAGTTAGATATATCACGCAGAGCTTCCTCCACACTAGCGGGTTCTTTGGTTTTATGCTCAAACATAAACTCAAACATATCGCGCACCGTTACGGGCTGCATGGTTTTAGCAATCTCTTCTGGCACGCCATAGATATCGCTAAGGTAAATACCTACCATTAACAAATCGAGGCTATCCAAGCCTGTATCCGCGATTGGGGTGTCCAGATTAGTAATGTTTACCCCGTTAGAATTCAGCGGGGTAGCTAAGGCTACAACGCCTTTAAGCAGGTCTAATAGGTTTTGTTCGGTCATGCTTATATTAATGCAAAATTAGGGCATCTAAAAGGGCTTCTTGCAAATTTATTTTGCCCTCTAAAACCTTAATAACCTGCTCGTCGATGCTATTAGACAAAACTAAATGGTGTATAATAACCGGTTTTTCTTGCCCTTGGCGGTAAATACGTGCGTTGGCTTGGATGTAGTTTTCCGAAGACCATGGGAGGTCGAACCACACCGTTTGTGCAGTGTCACCAACGTTGCACTGTAGATTGAGGCCGATTCCCCCAGATTGGGGATGGGCAAGGAGCATACGAATCTCGCCGCGACGCCACGCTTCAATGTTGTCATCGTCCAGCACCACAGCCTGCGGGAATTGAAGACGTAATCGGTTGAGGCTGTGTTTGAAGTGGTAGAACACCAACGTTGGCGAGGAAGACTCTTCCATGATCGACTCAAGGCGTTCCAGTTTAGCGCGGTGTACTTCCTGCGTCTCTCCGTCTTCGCCATAAATTGCGCCGCTGGTGAATTGGAGTAACTTGCCCGCCAGTGTCGCCGCTGTCGGAGCTGTGATTTGCCCTTTACCGAGGTCAGTGACCATGTCTTTTCTAAGTTGATCATATTTTATTTTGATGCCATTTTCGATTTCAATTTTATGATACAGCGATGTAAGCGTAGGTAATTGCAAATAATCTTCAGCCTTAAGACTAAAACAAATATCTGAAATCTTATTTTTAATAACTTCATCACATCCACTTTTTAATTTCCAACTATACACTACGCGAGTCTGCCGGTTCATTTGATCTGGCATCATGTACTTGTCTCTGAACTTCGTCAGGCTTGTTTCCAGACGCTCCCCTAAATCCAAGATGCCAACCTGTGACCATAGGTCTGCCATCCCTTGTGGGGTTGGCGTACCAGTAAGGATAATACGACGCTTGAAGTTTTTTAAGTGCTTCTTCAGCGCTTTGAAACGTTTTGTCGATGGGTCTTTGAAGCGACTCGACTCGTCGATGATCAGATTGTCGAATGGCTTCTCTAAATTCTCCAACAGCCATACCAAGTTCTCTAAGTTCACTACATAGATGTTCCCACTGCTCTTGAGTGCAGCCAATCTCTGGGCAGGAGTCCCCATTACTTTGTTGATCTTGAGGTGTTTTAGATGGTCCCATTTAGCTGCCTCCGTAGTCCATACAGTTTCAGCAACACGTTTAGGGGCAATAATAAGTGTAGTGCCATCAAACTGCTCCGCCAGTATCGTCAATGATGTCGTCGTCTTCCCCAAACCCGGTGGTAGAAATAGGCCTAGGTTCGGAATGTTTTTTGCCGCTAAGATTAGTGACTGTTGGTATGCATGCAGATCGGATCGCTTCACAAATAAATTCTTCTATATCGTCTATTGTTCTAATAATGGTAACGGGAAAGCCTTGTTGTTTTAATTGCTCAAACACTATTTCTTGGCGTTTGCTGATCTTTCCGGTCGTCGTCTTCAACTCCACGAAGTAGAGCATCGAGTTCAGCAGGACTATGCGATCCGGCACCCCCGTCACGGTTGATATAAACTTCAGGCTCATTCCGCCTTGTGCTTTTACCATCTTGTTTAGCCTTGATTCGATTTGCTTTTCTAGCATTTTTTTCCTTTTCGTGGAAATAAATTTTAAAGATTTGTTTAACTAAATGGCCAGTAAGATAGGCGCGGGTTTCGTTTACAAAATTATCTTCTTCACCGATGTACTCGGCAAGATGGTCAATCGCGTGTGATACTTCATGCGAAATGGTATCGGCAATATCAGAAAGCTCATCACCAATCTCTTCGATGTTAAATACCAAAATGATAATGCCGTCTTTGCCATCACCAATCTGGTGTGTCTCGGCCACGCCGGTATCTAAAGCACTGGCCTTGAGTGTAACGTCATGGTCTTTAAGGATTTGCTGAAATACGCTGTTGTCAAAACACAGCTTCATTACATCAGGATAAAAGCCAACGTCCAATTTGTAATAGTTATACTTCTTTTTCTTTTTGACCATTAGTGTCTCGTTATTTTATCTTCTGGGTATTCTATAAAACCAGTTTCGACCAGTTGCTTGATGCCTTCCATTAAAGTTTCTAGCTCTTCATCATCTAAACCTAATTCATCAGCCCAACCATCTTCAAACTCAACGGTTTTCTTTGTCATATTATCTCCCAAATGGAATGGTTGCTAGGATGGTTGCGTGATCGTTGTCTGCTTCAATTTCTAATTTAGTTGCTTCTTCTTTTGCTTCGTTAAAAATGCGGTTCCAGTTCTTTTC